TCCTTGTGTTTCTTTAAGGAATACTCATATATGTCTTTGGCTAGTTGAACGACCTCATCAATCGTTTCAGTTCTTTCTGCGCGATCAACAAATACTTTTTCTTCTGGGATAAATTTGACCCCACTGGTCAAACCAACTTTGAAGTAGAGATTAATTTTGTCAACCAAAAGCAGTTCATCCATATTTTGGATCTGGTTGATGCCAAAGAAGTCGCGGTCAATGAGTTGTTTGTAACCATCGCTCATACGTTTCCGCAAACCAGGATATGTACGTTTAATGAGTTTCTCGATGCGAACATCCTCGAGAACATTCATATATGATTTTAGTTTGGGGAATTCTTTGATTGGTGCCATGTACTCCATACCTGTGTACAAAGCATGACCGACTTCATGCGCGATGAGCATGTCTTCAATCTCAGGTGTCATATTCTTCCACAAAGGGATAGTTAAGACACGAGAAACGATGTCAAAAGATGCTGTCTTAGCATTTGCCCGCACGACTGAAAGATTCTCAGTGGCTAGTAAACGTGCAGAAATATCTGATGCTTTAATTTCCATAATTGTTTCTCCATAACATAAGAGTAATTATGCCTGATTCTTGAATTAAAGTAAAGTCTTGCAAACCCTCTCCAGATAAGGGTCTTAGGAATCCCCTACGGAATGTAGGGTTATTATTTGAAGTTCGGACCGTGCACCCAGCCAACTAGGGAATATCTAGTGCCCGATGTCATTGGCGTTACCTCATGCAAAATCATAGAAGAAAATATATTTAGTGTACCTATCTTTTTGTTTACAATAACTGGCTGATTCTCATAATGCAAATGTAGTTCCCCACCTTCATATGTTTTTTCGTCAGATAATTGAACACTAAATGATAGTTTTCTACATCCATGTCCTCTGTACATATTGTCTACATGTTTGCCGTAAAAATCTTTTTCTTTATCATAAATTGTAAACTGTAATGTTTCAAGAAAAGTCAGATCGTATCCGAAGTATTTATGGTTTAAGTGATTAACTGCATCAGTGCATTTCCTATAAATCCAAGAATACTTTTCTTCTTTCTCATCCAACCAGGAAACACTCCCCTTTCTTATAGAGTTCTTTGCTTCCCTATCTTCACCAACATATGCAGTGACAACCTTATCTTCCAACCCCATTTTGATAATTTGAGAACACTCATCTGGTGTGAATAAATCAGTCCAAGCCCAGCGCTCATGTACATTGTTTTGTAAAAACCAAGCCATAATATCTCCTATGTAGCAATCACTGAAAAGTCATTACGTTTCTCAAACTTAATTACTGATCTAAACTTGTCGAACAGCTGATCACCTTTGTGGCTGATAACGAAGATATTAGTATTTTCCCCGAAGCTGTTCATCAGTGAAAGGAAGTAATCTGTTCCTGCTGTGTCTAAAGATGAATCAAAGATCTCATCGAGCAATAACAAGTTAGTGTTCACCGAGTTCTTCATCTTTGCAATCTGTCGCCATGTGAATAGAATTGATAAGTCAATACGCATCTTCTCACCTTCAGAAAAACTTGCATATGTAAACTCATCTCTGAATCTAGACTTCACTACTTCGTTGAATGCCTCGTCCAACTCAAAGTGAATGTACGCATCCATAGCAGTCAGATATTTGTTAATGAGTTTATTCATAACAGGTAGGTACTCGCGAATGATGGCAGTCTTGATGCCAGTATCCTTCAATAGTATATTTGCAACTTCCTCTAAATTTCTTTGCTCCTGCAATTTAGTTTTCTGTTGGATCTTTTCAAGTGCTTCACTAGCGAGTACCTTTAACTTATTCTTCTCTTCATCTATGTTGGTTGTATCTTGTTTCTGCGAGGAAAGTTCTTCCCGCATTTCATTGATTTGTTTGGATAGTAAAGTGACTGTAGAATTCTTAGTCGACAACAATATATTCTTATCTGTTATCTGATCGTTGATCTTGTTGATCTCCTGTAACTTTTTAGTTAGATTTTCCAGAGCAGATTCTAGTTCAGTTATCTTTCTGTTGTTATCCTGCATTTTATTTTGAAGATCATGAATAATCTTTTGTTTATATTCTTCTGTTATGTCTTGAGAGCAGGAAGGACATACCTCGTGTTCTGTAAAAAATTCTGCATTGTGTTCGCAGGTTTCTACTTTTTCGTTCAGCTTGGTTTTTAGTTGTTTGGCTTTTTCAATATCTTCATGCAGAGCATCTTTACCTTCGATACTTGTTCTGAGATTAGTAATCTCCTGCAAGATAATACCGATTTCTGCTTGCTCAATAGAAATTTGAGAATTGTTAGCATCGATCTTTGTTTGAATAGCCTTAATACTTTCTGCCTTCGCGTTACTGATGGTCTGTATGAGAACTTGCTGTGACTCAACTTTTTCCCGCGCAGAGCTAATCTCGTTTTCAATCCTAGTGATTTCATCTTTAGTTTCCTGCGCTCGTTCTTTAAGCAATTGATTCATTGTTGAGAAGATTCTTATATCAAGGATGTCCTCGATAACCTCTCGTCTCATTGCGGGAGACAACTGCATAAATGGAACGAAAGAAGCAGATCCTAAAATGACTACTTGTGTAAAAGTTTTGTAATTTAATTTTAGGATCTGCTGCTCAAGAATCTTTTGATAGTCTCTCGCGGCAGCATCTTGATTGATCATCTCATCATTCTGATAGATCTCAAAGATGTTTGGTTTGATTCCTCTGACTACGCGATAGTCTTTCTTACCAACGCTAAACTCAATCTCAACCAATGAATTCTTACCATTGATAGAGTTTACCAGCTGCCCCTTGTTGATGTTGCGGAATGGTTTGCCGAATAAAGCAAAGCATAGTGCATCTAGAATGGTACTCTTTCCCTCACCATTCTTACCAATGATAAGAGTAGTACTAGATTTATTGAGTAATACTTTGTTTAATGAATTACCTGTTGATAGAAAGTTTTTCCAAGATATAGATTTAAATGTAATCATTAAACCTCCACATTAACTGCTTCTGTATAAAGAGTTCTCATAAATGTTTTCACCTGTTCTTTGTCAACATCAGTTTCAACAGAGTCAATATAGTTGGAGAGAACAGAGAGAGTATCCTCAAGATTTATTTCCTCGCCAACTTCACCATCTTCAAACTCTGAAAGATCTTCAATGATCTTAATATCTGCGCACCCTTTAGTATACAGTTTTTGAATAAACTTGTCAAATTTATAATAGTCAGTTTTATTTACAACTACAAGTTTGACATAACAGTCCTTTAGATCAAAGGTATCGAGATCGGTGGGCTCTCCTTCTTTGTCGTCGTATTCGACCCTTTCGAACATAACATATGGATTTGGTATGAATTCGAGTCCTCTGCTGTCGAGATCAAACAAGTGGAATCCTCGAGGGTCTTTGTAATCCTGCCAAGTAAGTTCATAGGGATTGCCCAGATAATAGATATGACCATCATCTGACCTATGATGATAATGACCAGAGAAAACCATATCAAACTTGTTAAATGTTTCTTTAGATAGTCCTTCATTAGATTGCATCCCCCTATACATTGCAAACCCTGCAATCTCAAAATGCCCCATACAAATTTCTGCCTTAGTTGTCACCATCTCATCTAGAGATGCTTGATAATTTTCTGGGCAGATCCATGGAACCATACAGATATTAGTGTCATAAACTGATATCGTAGTTGGTTTTGAAATAACATTTATATTACTATATTGTTGTAGTAGTAACTCTGGCGAGTTTATTTCATTTGTGTTTTTAAAATATGTGTCGTGATTACCAGCCAACATATAAACTTGAATGTTCATCTGTTCTAACTTATCGAAGAACATTTTCTTAGCACGATCAAGTGCATAGAAGTTTACATATTTGCGCCTGTCAAAAGTATCACCAAGAATAAGAACAGTATTAATGTTGGCTTTAATAATTGTTGGGAAGAATGTGTTATCATAAAATTTCTCAAAAAAATCTAGAAACGCAATGCTATCGTTTCTCGCACCAAAATGCTGGTCTGTTATTATTGCTACCTTCATCATCAACCTCCATAGTTTGGATGCTATATCCGTTTGTTTTGATGTAATCAAACATCTCAAGATTATTGGAGAACTGCTTCTCTTCTGTAGTTCCGCTAGTATATTCTAACTTTACACGGATCATACGAAGCCAACCTTCCTATTGGCTTTAGATGTATGTTTTCTTTCAGTTTGCTGATTGAAGATCTCAGCAATAGAATACTCAACGACCTCACCTGACTTCTTCTCAGGAATAGTAGTGTTGAGTTTGTTCGCCAACTTATTTGCATCGTCAATAGACAATGGCTTGAATTCAACAATATCAAAGCAACGACCTGGACGAATAAGAGCAGCGTCGATATCACGGATGCTTGGAAGATTGGTAGAGAAGATCATCTTCTTACCTTTGGTTGTCACGAGACCATCACCGACATTAAGAAAACGATGCATCATTGTGTTACCATCGCTACGTGATTTTAAGAAAGCATCACTGTCCTCGAGAACCATAACCTCTGCATCATCTTCGATGAAGCGAGCAAAGAAACCATCTTTCTCAAGGATACCTGCGTCATATGTAACAATAGCAGAACAAGAACGATGCGCAAGCAAACCACGAATGAATGTAGTTTTACCAGTACCAGGTGGACCGATCAAAAGAAGAATATTTGCGGAAGATTCCATATAGCGATCGTAGTAGTCGCCAAGAGATTCACCTTTTAGAAACGGATACATTTCCTCAATAGGAAGACGATCGCGATTCAATGGTACGTTAACAGAATTACCATCACTGCCATAAATCCATTCAATGTAAGAAGTTACAACAGAGAAATTAGATTCGACAAGTTCGATTATCCCATCGCAAAAATCTTCATCACCATATGCGCGCACTTCTGTTGAATTACTATTCACGCTGAACTTAATAAGATTTTTAGTAGCCTGCTCAACAATGAAACCCGATGAAGAATTAGATTGCATAAAGAGAAAATCTTCGAATTGATTCTCTGCCCATCTTTTCCAGGTATCACGATTACAGAGAACTGTTGTTTCTCTTTGTACTGTTGTTAGGCTAGCGTCAACACGGCTCCGCATAACCTCAGATGTAACCAGATCTTCAAAATCTGATACACCCAAAAAAATCTTTTCATTATTGTTACTCATAATCTCTTTCCAATTTATATTACCGTCATACGCATCCCAAGTATAACCTTTAAGAAATCTACTGTTTACTCGTCGCGCTCTTGCTTTTCTTCTTTTATGTCTTACTTCTTGAATAATTTCTCTATAATTGCTGACGTTAAGCTGTTCCAATAATTTACGTATTGACTTCGCCATTATTATCACCTATAAAATCTTCAAGGGTATCTTTCTTCTTTTTCTTTTTTGATATATGTTTTTCCTCAAACGCAGAAAAGTCTTGCATATTGTGTTGTAGAAAATCCAAGTATGCATTTTGAAACTGTTCGCCTTCGTCTTGCTCTTGTAGATCAAATGTATCGATTGGCATATCCATTATAAGTTTAGTCTTAATATATGCCTGCTTTTTTTCTTTGGATATTCTTCGCAAGAAAGCATAATAAATGATCTGCGTAAAATACGCGAATGGATTACTGGACTTAGCTGGGTCAAAGTTATCAATGTATTGAATGCAGTTCTCAATACCATCAAGGATCATGTCATCCTTGTATGAGTAGTTAATAAAATTAGGTTTGTAAGATAGATGAGTTGCGATCTTCAGAATACACTCACCAAGATAATTACTAACCTGTGGCTTAGGTGATCCGCTCTCCTCAGCCTCTTTTACCTTTTGTTTGTATTCTTTTATCGCAGCTAAAAAATCAGCATTGTTTACATAGTGTGCCATATTAAGTTCCTGGTTTTGATCCAGCATTCACAAGTATACTGTATTGTTGATATAATGTAAAACTTAATTTTTTACAAAGAAATAAATTTTACATTAATTTGAAAAAAGACCATAATTACGGTGTCGGGGTTGATGATGAGATTAGTGAAATGTTTTATTTCCTTTCGAAACAACTCTCGTTTCTTCTTTCTCTTCGACAGGAGATTCTTCCTGATTACCAAACAAAGATTCTAAAACATCTATACGCTTTTGAATTTCCTCTGTAGTTAGACTTTCTGTATCTTCCCAATCAAGAGTTTGCTGCTCTTGTTCTTTTTTGTTGGTTCTCAACTCTATATGTTCCTCGTGTTCTTTTACAATCCTAACATAATGAGGAATGAATACTTCATGCATTTGTTTGGTATACATTATATGTGTCTTTAGGATATTGAACATCTTGTCTGACGAGAATTGGCAATAAGGAATTGCTGTTATAGATTCACCATCTTCTAGTTCTCTTGTTTTAATTAGCATCGGGTTCAATAGATTTAGAGTGGACTCACTCTCAGATGACAAATCTGCCATCAACTGCTCTCCAGAAACTAATTTTACAACTACGTAGTTGGACATAGATTTACCTCTACCAACTTAGTTTCAAACTGTTCTTCAGCATACGTCTTATACCTTTCTGCTGCATGATTTAAAGTATGATTCTTCCAAGACTTCCAATGCAAGTCATCTGCCATATCGTAAAGATTACAATGAGTCTTACCTTTCTTTAATCTCAATCCACGACCAATACTTTGTAAATTGCGAATCTTACTTTTAGATGGAGAAGCAAATATAACATTCTCAATCGAGGGGATGTTAATGCCAGTTGAAAAGGTTCCGAAAGACGCAATAATAATAGCATCATCCTCACCTTCAGTTATGTGTCGTATTGCTTCCCTGTCGCTGGTATCAGTTCCACCATATACAAAAAATACTTTACGATCTTTATGCGCTTGTTGTTTTATCATTTCATAGAGAACTTTACCATGCTTCTCAACATACTGGAATAATACTAAAGTATTGCCAGTTGATCTAAGTGCTAAATTCCTAATAAATTTATTCCTCGGTTCATGAGAAACAATCCAATCCATCTCTTCCTGGTATTTATTATTTTTATTAGCCTGTCGAATTTCTTCAGAATACTTTAGAATCAAACAAGTTATGTTTAACTTAGCAACTCTATCTGTTTCCATAAGTTGTTTGGTTGTAATAACTTTATGAACAGGTCCAAATATACCTTCAAGAACTAAACGATGCACCTTTTTGTTATCAAGAGTTCCAGTTGTTCCTATTCTGTAGGATATGTTGTCCATCTTTTCCATAACACCAGTTAGGGATTTCGCTTTAAAGTTGTGCGCTTCATCTCCAAACATAACATTAAATTGTTTAAACCAAGCACGTGGCTGGAGATAGATTGATTGCCATGTAGTAATCAATACGTCTTTACTAAACTCTTTGGGGAATCCACTATACAGTTTTTGACAATGCGATTTAACTGACCACTTGTTGACTGAGGAATAATCCTCGAAGTCAAAGTACATTTGCTCGACCAGAGAAGTTGTTGGAACAATAAGAATGCATTTATGTCCCTGCTCTAAGTGCCAACGCATAACGCTGTAAATAATAAATGATTTGCCAGATGCAGTTGGTGACAGCAATACAACTCTGTCTTTGTCTAAAGCAGTTTTAATTGCTTCTATTTGGTAATCTCTAATTTCTATCTTAGTTGGTAGATCTAAAGATCGAACGTACTGCTCAATTTTTTCTAACGTGTAGCCATGAGAAAACTTCATATCGGTTTTCCATGTAACTGTGTAATTATTATTCTCGCAAAATTGCTCTACGTAATTGATTAGTCCAACGTATAATGTTTTTCTTACCTGATCGTACAGGCGAACTTTACCATCCCACAATCTTGCTCTATACTGCGGTGTAAACCTAGCACCTGGATATTCGTAAGTGAAAAAGTCGCAGAGTTCCTGTTCTATACTCGCATCTGAAAAAACGCGGACATGAACCTCATCGAGTTTTTCAATAGTTACTGTAGTCAATTACATTCCTGCTAGAAATTTTTTCCATTCTACGGCAGTTTTAAGTTGCCAGTCTCTGGCTTTAATTTGTCCAAGAATAGATTCTAAAAGATATATCATCGTTTCGAGATATTTTATTTTGACTTCTAATGTATTTAAATCGCTGTCGCCAGTTAAGAACTCATCCATCTCATTCTTCATTGGCTTGACTCCTTGCCACTGCTCCCATCCGTATTCAGTTAATTCATCGCGTGACAACTCACCACGATAGTAACGGAACTTAGATTTGCGTAGCAAGTTATATTCTGATTGTAGTTTTGTGTATTTGAGTTTGACGCCGACGAGTATCTTTATATACTTGGCGTGTAGTTTTGGAGTTTTAGTTGCATGTTCACCGAGATAATTATCGTCAATCTCACAGTCTTTATCCCAGCTATCTTGCAATTGTTCAATGTTCATAATATCCTCACTTTCATAGTAATTATACTACGAAACTATAAAAAAGTCAAGTAAACTTGTAAAAGTTGTATCTGAATGTAGCGCTGCCTACCAAGTATTGCACATCTTGATTGGTTGATTGGAAGGTTAGAGATTCCAAAGAAACAGGAATCAGATCGATAAACTGAATTGTTTGCACACCTTTATTATTTGCACCTAATATTTGTAAAGTTCCATCAGAATAATTCTTTTGCAACTCATTCGATGGACCACCTTCTGCATTATCTACGAACATCTCATACTGACTATGGTTCTCTGGGAACCCAAGTCCCTTTAGCCAGTTGTATACTGCTTTGTAATTAGCCATGCTCTCATCTACGAGAAATTGCACGTTTAGCGGTTCGTAAGTAATGATGTCGCCAGCAATTGGGAATGGCGTTAAAGGATTGTTGGCTTCAAACGCTGGCAAAGAAATGCCAGGAATAGTTACCTGCTGAGCAAAGTAAGTCAGATCTGGCAACTTAGCAATACTAAATTGAAACCCATTGGGCGACAGTGGGTTAATATTAGATGGGATAGGGCAAGTAAGAGTAGTTATCATAATAGTTTTGTTTGTCAATAATTACTATTTATCAAAATAAAAAAGGGGAGCCGAAACTCCCCTTTCAAGTACAACTCTACGGTTGCTTAGATTACATAAGGTTAGTAATCTTAACGCGACGATAGTAATAGTTCTCGTTAGCGTTGAGGTTGCCAGTTCCGTCCAATTGAACGAATGGATTGGAGACCAGACCATAACGTGTCTTGAAGCCAATCTTTGGCTGGAAGCTGTTAGGATCAACAGCACGAACCAGCTGGAGAGGAACGTATGGGCAGTAGAACATACCTGCGTCGAATGCCGAAGCACCCTTGTAACCAACAACCATAAACTGGGTTGCGGATACGTTTGCAGTATATGGATCAACATACACACGATACTTACCATTCAGAACACCAGCAAATGTTGTGCTTGTGTCGTCAACAGTCAGATTGTTGTTCAGTGCTGGAGCATAATCCAGAACACCTGCCATTGCCAGTGCAGAAGCAACATCAGCAGAAGTGATCAGGAAATTACCACGACCACGACGAGTTTGCTGACCGATTGCATTTGCTTCGCGCTCGACTTGGAACATCAGACCCTTGAACTTCTCAACGGACCAACGACCATTGGAATCAACGTCCAGGTCAAAAGTACCTGCTACTGATGTTCCAACCGAAGCACCTGCCTTAGCAGTTTTGTAAATTGTACGGATGATTTCGCGATTGATTTCTGTCAGGATTTCTGTTGACAGAATGTTGCTCAATTCGCCTTCTGCGTCGAGACCATGAACAGACTTCATGTCTTGTGCGAGTTCGATCGAGTACTCAGCTTTCAGAGCACGTGTCTTTGCAGTAACGCTGGTCTTCTCGATTGAGAAAGCCATTGCACCGAAAGAACCATCACCCTGACCACCTTGACCAAGACGCTCTGCGTCAGCAGTTGCTAGACCTGTACCAGTAGTCTCAGAACCACCGAAATCATAAACACCGCTGTGTGTTCCTGTACCAGAGAAATCTGTATCTGCTTCGTTAAACAAAGCCTCAGTACCGCCCATTGTGCTGTAACGTGACTTCATTGCGAAAATCAGACCTGTTGGCTGTGTCATTGGCTGAACACCGCAAACATCATAAGCGATCAGCTTTGGCATTGCACGGCGAACCAGAGAGATCAAAACTGGATCAAACTTAGCCATACCGTTTGTGTCTGGGTATGCACCAACTGAGTTAGCTGGAGCAGCTTCGTTCAACTCACCAAGAGCTGCCGAATATTGACGCATTTCACGCTCTTGGTTCTCGAGCAGAACTGCTGTTACTTCTTTGATGTAGTTGTTCTTGATTGGATCACTACCTTCGTGATCAAGAACTGGTGCCCACTTTTCGATTAATTGTTGACGAGTAGTCATTTTGTTTCCTTTTGTTTTAAAAAATTACTTACGGTTGAGAACGCTCAGATATGCTTTCATCGATGGATCAACAGTCGTAGTAGTTTCGTTTAAGGAATCTACTGGAGTGTCAGTCACAACAGACTTAACATCTGCGCTTTGTGCTTTAGTATTAAAATAGTTTTCGCGGATTGTTTGAACTTTCTTAGTGAAAGACTCAGTATCTTCGAAAGATAGTTCTTCTGCAAGTCCTGCAAATTTCTCTACTTCAGTGTCGGTAAGACCTTCACTTGCTTGACCGATGATTTCAACACGCTGCATTTCGCTGATAGATTTCTTCATCTCAACATTTGCTGCGACTTGTTCATCAAGTTTCGCTTCGAGATTTGCAAGTGATTGCTCCATTTCAGCGACCAAGTCATACTTCTCTTCTGGAACATCGATATAATGCTCTTCGAATAAAGTCTTCATTCCGCCAATGAAACTTTCAACAATCTCAGTTTTAATACCATGCTCAAGGGCAATTTCATTCTGTGCAATCCACTGCTCGACTACGTAGTCGAGATATCCATCAACCTGTTCAACTAGACCCTCTTTAACTTGTTCAGTTGCTTCTTGCAACTTGGTATTATACTCTTCTTCGATTCGTGCAATTTCAGATTTAACACGAGTCATTACTGCTGCCTCGAAAATTGTAGCTGCTTTCTCTTTGAATTCCTCAGAGAGATCTTCGCCATTAACGAGAGCATCAATATCTTCTTTCATGCTACCACGACCTTCTGCAGCTGCAGCACCTTTGGTAGCTTCGTTTTCTTTCTTAGAAGTGCCGCCTTCAGCTGCCTTCTGATCAACTACTGCGTTACGTGCATTGTCTGGGTTATCGCCAGCAACTTTTGTAACTGTATCAGTAGTGATGCTTTGACCAGCTTCGCTAGCCTCTTCCAATGCTTCCTCTTCAACCAGCTCGCCCTCAACTTCGACATCGTCGTTGATAGCAGCATAGTTTTTACGAGCACCAGTAACTGCTCCCTGCATTGCTCCTGTAGCAGCACCGACGGTTCCAGTCGCTACGCCAGCAACTTTCTTGACGACGTTGACTGCCTTTTGGGCTACTTCGCCTGGTCCTTCTTGAAGTTCTTTCTGACGTGATTCAGCAAGAATTTGGTTAATTTTATTTTCGATAGACATCTGTTTCTCCTAACTGGATAAGTCCTATTGTTATTTATTATTTATTTAATTTTACTCAAGAAATTTTGGAAAGCACGAGCCTTCGCTTCCTCTAAATTGCAAGAGGAAGATTTCTTGATATTTCTTTTGGCTTCCTCAATATGTTTCTCCACGAACTTTCCATCAACGAAAACCCACTCTTTGCTTTCCATAATACCCTGAACGAAAGCATCTGGAGCGGAAGGATCGGCAACGATGTCAGCAGCTGTGGAAAGCATAAAATCATCCTGCACGATTTGAACACCCTCATTGTTCGACTTTAACGAACCAAGTGCTCGGCTAGAAACTCCAAGGTTTGCGCCACCGTCAAGAAGACCGCGAGCAATATTACCCATTGGTGTTTCTAAAATCTTTGCTTTACCTACATAGTTTGTTCCTTCTTTACGAAGGTCTACGATAAGGTGTGATACGCGATCTAAATTGATACTTGGTGTGTCTGGATGTCCCAACTCACCATAAGCGCGATTCTTTTCAACGTATTCTTTTAGGTAACGACCGACTTCTTTATCCATAATAGACTCTGGATACATGCGACCATTACGATTTTTTAATTCTGACTGAAGGAAGATGCCTTCAATGAAATAACTTTTCTTACCTAATTTATTCTCAACAATTAGATTTGTAGTCTCTTGGACTTCTTTAATAAATTTCATTTAATTAACTCCCTACTGCAGTTTCGTCGTCATACGCACCAAATACCGCAGTTTCTACTTTGGTTGCATATCCGCCAGCTTTGCGAAGTACTAAATAACACTGCGCTTCTGCTCCACCAATTGTAACAACAATATCTTGAGTGTTTTCAATTGTTTCGACTAGACCATTGCCTGTTCCAAGATCAACAGTTCCTTCGCCTTCAGCACCAATTGTGAAAATATTAATTGAATTTCTAGAAACAGTAATCGTTGAAGAAGGCAACCCAGTAAAATGTAGTTGAACAATATTAACTGTTTGTGTAGCGCCACTTAATGCTTGGGTAGTTGCTAAGCAGTCAGTTTGTAGATCAATCGTAGCTGCAGCTGCAGTTCCTGCGACTTTAACAATCGTTTCGTTGTTAGTATTCTTTAGAATTGTTTTAGTAACTGGCATTTTATTCCTCTAATTTTTCCACCACATGAATAAAGTTTTCTTTACTTTCTCTCATGTAGTCGATTATTTCTTTTTGGTTTTGTAATAGATTATTTAGGTTCTCTTGTGTAGCCTCACTAATTGCAACTACAGAGCCATCATTTAGTTCATAATGGATTTTACCTTCAATTACAACATCCAGTTTGTTTAGTTTTCTAATTTCATAGACAACTGGATCTACTGTAAAGATGTTGGAAGAAGCAAGTTCAATATATGATTCTATTAGTGTATCTGTTACTTTAACGTCTTGATATTCTTTGATAATATTCGCTACCTTGATATCGGAAAGTTCTTCGTATGTCTCTTCCGATATCTTATCGTTTAGTTTTGCAGAATATGATTGTGTTTTAATATATTTTTTTGCTTCTTCCAAACTCTCAAACTGTGTCAGTTCTCCATCAATTGAAATACCATCTTCAGTTACTTCAATTAAATGACCAAAAGACCTAACGCTTTCTTGAACATTAGGTTTTAGTGACTTAGAGAATTGATTAAAAAACATTAATCCATCTTCCTAACTTCATCGTGCATATGAACATTATGTCCATTTTGAACACTATGGTCTTCACCAGACTTGTGGAAATGATCTGCAACAGCTTTAGCATGTGTGTCAGGAATACCATGACTAAAATTATGAACTCGTTTTGTTATTTCTTTGTGGGATAAATTATCTGGGGTTTCATGTTTATCGTTATAAGGAAGGTGCCAATCATGACTTTTACCATTCGCCCCTTTAACAGTTCCAGACATTTTATGTGTATATTCTTCAGTTATTTCTACTCCTTCAGCTTGCTCAGCTTCTTCCTGTGGAGCTGCGAACATACTTTGTGCAACTTGTGTACGCATATCATCTATTCTTGCAGAAATTCTTTCTGCCATTGCAGCATTAAATGATGATTCAATACCACTAGCGTCACCAGCTGCCAAGGCATCAATTAAATCTTTGGTTGTCATTATTTGTTCTCCTTTTGAGTTTTCTGAGGCGACTGTGGTGGAGCAGCTTCTTCTGTATCTTGCGGAGCAAACTGTTTCAGATAAGTTTGCTGAGCTGTTTGGGTGATACCAGAAACCGTACCATCAAAATCTGCTTTATGCATTTGATTAACCAAATCGTTTTGCATTTGTTTATCCATATTCTTAATATCTTCTTCAGACTGTTGAAGCACATTTTTACGTACCCAATCTGACGAGTAATATCTTCCAACATAAGGATCTAATTGCTGCAACATAGTTATACGCTGTAACAATATTTCATTATCTTTTAATTCGCTAAAGTGATTGTCATTATCATACACGAATCTAAAACCTTCGCGCATATTATCCCACTCATCAGCACGGATAATTCCTTTAACAATCAACTGAACACGTAATGCTTCTAAAAATAAAATAGAAAATCTATTACGAAGTCTCTTTACGAATTTAGAAAACTTAATCTCGTCTCTAGTTATCTCAGTAGAACGACCCAGACTAAATCCCGTAGATGGTTGCAAACGAGAGAGTGGTACGTTCAATGCTTGAAACAACTTTTGTTGGAAGTACTGAATGTCTTGGATTTCGCCAAGATTTTGACCACCTTGTAATGTAGTGATCTCAGTGCCCTTGCCACCTTCACGACGTGGCATCCAAAAATCTTCCATCATAGAAAGATGCTTACGGTCATCACGGACTTCGCCAGTGGTTGCATCGTAAACAACTTTATTTCTAAACTTGTTCATAATCTGGTTAACGTATTCTTCTGCTTTAAGTTTTGGCAGATTACCAACGTCAACATAAAACACTCTACGCTCTGGTGCTCTAGAGATTCTATAGATTACAGAAGCATCTTCAATCATCTTCAACTGGTTAACTGGTTTGATTGCTTTGTGTAAATGCGAAAGCATCATACCAGTATTTGCATCTAGCATACCAGATGGAGCATAAACAATTGAATCAATAGAGAGTTTTACACCTTGTGTTGTTTGTTCTGTAATTCCTTTATCATTATAAAGATAATATTCATCAATTTCTTTAATTACATCAACACCTTTTGGAGTGCGCTCTTTTTTGATATTCTTTATACGACGAATCTTGCGAGGATCAACGTATCTTAACTCAACAATCCCCTGCTTAATATTATTTTCGTCAAGTAAAATGTGATAATAAACACGACCATCAATATACCAAGAGCGGAATATATCATGTCCTCTTTCACTAAACTTTAACAGTCGTAAAACTTCTTTAAATTCTTCCTGTATTTTATCTTTAATACTGGCAGAAAGTTTTACTTTTTCTAAATCTAATTCAACACAGTCTTCTTCAGAAACTAATGTTTCATTGACAATGTCATCAATCGCTGAATCTGTATCTGCATACTGAGCAATTTCGCGGTATCTTCTGATGAGGTCATTTTCGTTTTTAACGACACCCTCAACATCCATAACCATACCATAATATGCAGCTGCTGAATTAACAACTGTCGATCCATCATCAGAAGATGGCGTAACAACACTTGCCATCTTTTCTGATGAATCTTTACGTTTTATTTCAAACCCAAAAATTTGCATAATTTAAAAATTAAAAAGTTAATTAAATTGGAAGCGGGAAGCTGCCGATTGGTGTGTTGACTCCCACGCTAACTCCAAAACTAGAACCACCTGCGCCAGTATTAGACGTAAAGTAGTTGTAGACGAATTCTACATCAAACGACTCTATTTGATTCTGCTGGTCAAAGTCCAAAGCAATCGGACCAATATTAACTGGCATTGCATCAACAAACTTATACGATTTAATAATAGCGCCACCTCTATCTAGCTGGTGTACATTTAGATCAACTTGATAAGAAGTTGGACTTGTACGACCATCAGTGGTACTATAATTTTGAATACCAGTTTGCCAAATCTCAAGAGCATTTCTAATGTTGAAAGTTGTGTCGTTGTAAATCGAAACAGTCCATGGCTGGAACGAACGCTCGCCTGCAAAGTTTACTGGGCGTCCACGATACAGAACCGTAATTGGCTCGATCGTAGATGCTGGTAGCTGTGCCGATCTGCATAGAAACTGTGCTCTTTGTCCAGCAACAACTCCCAGTGGTACGTAGGTTGGGAATGTTAACTCAACGCGAAATTGATTAGGGCGAGCACCGCCACCAATCATTTGCGATTTAAAATCAGCAATATTTGCCATTTAATTCTCCTTAGTTCTTAACTATTTATTACGCTATTATTAGCCGCCAATTTCATTGAAATTAACAGAGGTACGAGCAGCGATAAAGTTTAGAGTAATAAAGTTTATTGAGCGTGCTGGCTTAATGAAGATGTCGCCAATAAATTCGTTGCGATCAATAACTTCACCAGTGTTGTTAGTTGCGTCGCACTTAACTAAGAAGTCAGTAATACCACGACGACCTTGAACATCACGCAGGAATGGCTCAACTAAGTTCTTAAACTGTGCGCGAGTAAACTCATCGTTAAACTCAAACAACTGGAATTTAGATGCAGTTGCAATCGCTTTTTCCAAAACGATAAACAAACGACGCACGTTGATGCGGTCAAATGCGCTTGGTTTAGCCAGAAGAGTTTTATCTCCAAACAGAACAGTTCCCTGTCCTGGGAAAGAAACTACTGGATTAATACCAGACTTGTAGAGATTATCGCGCTGTGTTTTATTTGGATTAAATGCAAGTTTAACTACGTTCTTAATCTGTCCACGGTTTAGTCCAGCTGGTGAGAACCAAGGATCATTGGTGTAGTCTGTACGAGCACATGTTCCAGCTGTATCACCGTTTAATGGAACATAGCGATATTTGTCGTTGTAGCGATCGTATTGATATTTGTAGCCAGAATCAAGAACAGCATAAGAAGTGCTTGGAAGAGCATCGCGATATGTTATGGCTTTTGTTACTGCTGAAGTGTCAGAAGAAAGGATAACAGCTCCTTCGGCATCAGCAATAGAAGCAAACACAACGCAGTCTTTACGAATCTCAGCTACGTTATTAATTACGTAAGTTGCTACTGTAGAATTAGCAGCGCCAAGTGGCAGAAGGCTAATATCGTACTGGCTGTCATCAGCAAAAACAACCCAAGCTGTTTGCATTTCTCCGTCAGTAGCTGTTAGATCGTCAGCACCACCTGTCAAAGAACGTGTAACTGCTGATGTCAGATTGTTAAATGTGGTTGTTAAAGTGCTACCCCAGTTTGTACCACCAACGATAGTTGTATGGTCCATCCAGTAAATGTATTTTGAACGAGTATTAATAGCATCTTTATAATAGTTATTAGATCCATCAAAAGTTGTAGAATTAGATGCCTTTGAGAGGAAAGAAAACTTCTCGAGGATTGTTCCAGCAGTTCCAGTCCAAAGACCATCTTCATCAACGATAATTACATGGAGTTCATCGTTCGCGCCACCTACAGAGGCAGCTTGCGAAGAAGTTCCTGGATCGTTCTCAAACTGATCTGCATAAGTCCAGTTTGTAAAAGAACCTGCGTCAGCCATCGAAACCTTAAGAGAATTTCCAAGAGATCCTGGGCAACGAGCTGCCCACTCACCAACGGAACCCTGTCCGTTAGCATATGATGTTAGATATTCTGCGTTATTTTTGATTTTAACTGAAGCGCCAGAAGATACTGCGTTTGTGGCAGCGGTATCGGCACGGCAAACTAACAGGTTATTTGTATAACTCAGGAAGTTTGCGGCAGTAAAAAATGAGTAGAAATTGGAATCGGTTGGTTTACCGAATACACTTACGAGTTCGTTTTCAGACGTGATTGTGATTGGTTCTAAGACAGGTCCCCACTGGAATACGCCAGCAAAGGCACCAGTAGAACTAGAAACAGCAGGAACGATAGATGTAAAATCTTTCTCTACGACCGCAACACCTGGACTAAGTTGGAAAGGCATTGTAATTCTCCTTAATTACATTGTTATATGTTTGCTACTTGAGCAACTACCTGTATATTTATTACAATTGAAATTTCAAAAATTCAATGGGTTTCCATCGTCATCCCGACCATCATTCTGGAAACCAAACGGAGTCAGCTCATCTTCAATGGCTTGAATCCTCTGTTTATACATTAGCTCGCGTAGGTTTATATTATTCAAATCTTTAAAGTATGGGCTTGCAGTCAGCCACGAAAACAGCACTAAAGTCATAACTAGATCGTCATTGTAGCCATCGTCTGCAGCGTAGCTACCTTTACTCTCGATAAATGTGGAAATCTCAGATATTACATCAGCATCAAATATAAGGAGCTTTTTCTCCTCGACCAAAGACTTAAAGTTGTGACAGCCAGTCCTTTTGACCTTCTTATCGGTTACCACTCCCAGCTGCGTTTTTCCACCACCAAATCCTCCAGAAACAACCTGCCCTGTTGCAGATCTGTTTACAAAAAGGATATTCTCATATTCTAATTCAGAGTGTAAAATCATTGGAACCTGGTCGCTGTAGTTTAGTTCTACAAGGACATAGGCTTCGTTGTATTCTTTTGCGACTTTATGTATTACGTTTGGATATAACAGAACACTTATATCGTTATTTCTATATTTTGCTACCAATTTATATGGTGCCGCAGTTATATCTATAACAGTAAATGCCGAGTAGTCTTGCCCTACACCCTCAGCAGTGTCAGCCACCAGAACGTAGGTATGTTTTGGCTCTGGTGCTTCGTATACATCCAAACCTTCTTTGGAAAGTACTGGGCTATTAAACGACATTTGAGCAATAGTATCAGCACTGATTAAGGTTAAACTAGATCCAAGGAAGTTACAGAGAACCTCTTGGTTAAACTTAACCTCACCGAGAGTCGCCTTTTGCTCAGCTGCCCACTTCTCATCGCGACCTGGTATTTTCCAGTAAGGAATAAACAGAGTAACGAAACCATTCCTTCCTCGCTCGGCATCATTCCAAAATTTCCAAAAATGATTATATCCGTAGGGAGTACTACTTAAAAGAATCTTTGTTGTTTGACCAGCAGAAATCGTAGGATAAACCGACGTAAAGAATTCCTCAGCTACCGTGTTTGGAATAATCGCAGCCTCGTCAACATACAGTAAATTTACGGATTTACCTCGAATACCAGAACGACCAGTCGCAGCTGTAAATACCTTTGATCCGTTTTCTAATTCAATATCACCTTTGTTCCAAGTTAGAACACCCTGCTGCATCCAGTCAGGCAATCCCTCATACATTATCTGATAACGATCTAAAACTTCTCGAGCAGCATCCTTTTTATTGGCAAGGATCGCTACGTTTTTGTTTGGCTGAAATAAAGTGTACCAAAGAATATAGGCAGCAGAAGTAGTAGTTTTACCTTGCTGGCGACCTTCCATAAGAATAACTCTGCGGTTCTCATGGATAACTGTAAGTTTTTCTTTTTGGCAGTCGTATAGTTTGAATAGCTGAAGACCGTGATCGAGAGTTACAATATAGCAATAGTTTTCTACAAAGTAAATAGGGTCAGACGAACATTTAACGTATTCTTGAATTTGCTCTGGCGTAAACTGTACGCTGACGCCAGCTGCTTTTAGATTCGCATTCGAATTATAAATTTGTGCCATAGCACCTCATTAAATTAAAGATCGTTTGCCCAGCTCTCACTTGTCACTGTTACAGTTCCTGGATCACCTTCTGCAGTAAATATTCTTAAACCTTGTTGGAATTGACGATCCTCGCCAACATTAGAAATAACGGTATCAATAACTCCAGTATTGGAAAGACCACCGTATAGATTTAATTTTAATGTAAAGTTCAATGTATGCGTTACAAATCTGCGAGTTTGAAAATCACCATCATAATCATCTTGAACTGCTACGCTATTTAAAATAACAGGAACATCCTGTATTATGTTCATAGATGGAACAGAGTTAATCATTAGCGTATAGTCTGGTGTAAATGTTGGAAGGATTTGCTCAATAATTTGCAAACCATCTTCCTGTGTTTTTGTCAATACATAAAGAGCAATATCGATATTATAAGGAACTGGTGTAAACAAACTCTTCATAGTATCTTGGCTTGCATCAACGCAGCGAACCTTATTCATTCTGTTCGCTTTGCGCGCAGCATCATAATTATAACCAGTAATTTCAAACGACAATCTTGGTAATGTTGTATACGTATTATTCTGTAGATTTGGATCTGAATCTATTCTAACTATCCACTTTTCTTTTGGTGCATATGCTAGTGGAACTTGCAAACGCTGTATCGTTTGTCCACTTACAGAATCATCTTTTTTTCTATCGATGTAAATGTTACTAAAAAGACTACCGAAAGCAACGATAGTGCTTCTAATAATTCCGTGATAGAATACTTTTCCGTCTAACATTATTTGAGTTCTTCAATAACGCAGTAAGCATCGCCTGCTATTCCGACTGCTGGCGTATTTCTTGCAATAACTATTACTCTGTAAATTTTATGAAAACTTAAATCAGAGACAAGAAAGGATAGTGTATCGCCAGCTGCAGGTAAATTACCCACTAGTTGATAAGTCGTATTATTTGCATTAACAACTACAACTCCAGATAAAATGTTTCCTTGACCAGAACCGTAGGTTGAAGATAACATACTAGCAGCAATTGATACGTTGTTAGATGAATCACTATATTTAAACTCTACATCTAATGAATTATTTGCATGACTTATAGTGTTGTTTACAATTCGTACAGTTAAATTGTCTCTGGTAGCATTTTGTTGTCCGACAACTATCGCAGCAGAACCACCGTGTGTATTAGTATTAGTTTCTGGGATAGTTGGCTTGTTGGTCAGATCATTATAAGAACCAGAAAACAGTGTTGGTTTATTTGTTAGATCTGCGTAAGAACCACTAAATGGCACTGCCCATGACAGAATAGCTCCATCAGTAGACAGATATCTTGCGTTATTTCCAGTCTGAGAAGGAATTAGCCCAGCATTGTATATCTCAGTAAAGTTTGCATTTGTTTTGGTAAATGCAGTACGAAGAGGATCACCTGTTCCGTCGTTCGCTGCAGTTCCAATATTGATAGTTTGTTTAGCCATTTTAGTTTGTATCCGTAGTTACTTGATCTTCGTCAGCAGTAGTTCTGGTTGAATCTGCTCTGCCAAAATTATATGATGTTACAACTTCACCAAATGGGTTGTCCGCGTTAAACAGAACATCAACTGCTTCGCGCTTAAATTGATTGTTATCGCCAAACGAATCAGAAGTTTCGACTTCCACATTCTTAGTGATGTCAAAAGTTTTCAGTTCTTCAAATACATCAACCTCAGGTATATTAGTATCTAGTCTCTCAGAAGAATACTGGAAGAGTTCAACCTGCAATTTGTAAACATACAATTTACCAAGCTGATAGAATGGATCCTGGTGTGTTACAAACTTAATCTCGAACAAACCTTTGGTCAATGGGAAGTAGAGAAGATCTCCCTCGCATGGACGATTGGGTAGGATCGTAGTTCCATGAACTCCAATCAACTGCTCCCAGCGTTTTCTTGCAACAGTAAGAGTTGCAGATTGCTCTAACATTAATCCAAACTTCTGTATAAACGCACCTTGACCTGCAAAAGAATCAATGTTGTCAAAATACATTTCAATTGGGTAGCTGTTTTGAAATCTACTTAGACGATCTTCGCCAAGGATCTCATCTTTTGCTACCAACTGTCTGGGAATATAAAATAAATCCTTACCATAAATCTTTAAAGATTCAATGATTAGATCTTCAACAAGATTCTGCTCAGAAGATGTTCCCTGAGTAAAGTAAGAATTGGTTGGCATATTTAACCTAAAAAGAACTCAAGTGGAGCAGACTTGGTCATTAACTCATCTTCAAGTTCTTTAATTTCTGTAGTTGCTTCGTCGTATAATTTATCACCATCAAGTGTTACGCCACCTGGTAATTGAATGCCTGAGAACTTTTTAAGATTAGTTCCCCACTGCTTTTTAAACTTTGCAGTTACATAATGTTTAAGCCAGAGTTCATCCCATACTTTGGAATACTCTGCTGGATCTAATGCACGATAGCACTCAACAACAATAAAGTCACCAAGCGCAACATCAGACTCCCAGTTAACATCTAGGAATAATTTATTCTGACGACGATTGAATCTAAACTGTGGGTGTCCATTTAACTCTAGGTCTAGTAGAGCCAAATGCGACATAACTGTTTTGTAGTAAATGATCGATGTAGATGTCAGATCGTAAAGATCGTTTAAGCGCAACTGATATTGCAGATCAAATAGATTCTTTGAGGATGATGCTTGGCTGAATGGAAGAATACGAACTACTCCATAAACTGCATCTGGAATATCAATGTATCTTTTATCGTATGCGCCTAGTGTAACTGCTGGTGTTCCAAGAGTTGCAGTTACGTTACTGTTTGCACCACGAATTGTTTCGCCGACAGCGAATGTTCCAGTTACGTTTTTAACCAGAAGTGTGTTGCCAGAAGAAGTACGGCTAGTTTCTTTTACACATGTAGCAGTAGCACCAGAAGTTAACCCTGTTACTATTTCAGGAACTACAAAATTTTGTGCGTTGTTTGTTGTAAGTTTAAGTTCAGAAGCACTAATCAAATGCTTCATGTAAACTTTCTCAATACCATCTGGATGATACAGCCTCCAATACTCTAAAGATTCGTCGATACGATCTTCTAACTGAGTATCATCTACGTTGATCTCAAGAACAGGTTTACCTAGTTCTCTAAGACAGTATTGTTTTAGTTGTTCTCTTGTTGTTACTGGCATGGAATGAATCCTTTTTCTTTATTTATTATCCAGTAAATACGCCAGATGAGGTAAACGTGTGGTAAGTATATCCGTCAACTGACGTTATTGTACCACCAGAACCACGTTGTGGACCAGCGTATCTTATAATGAATACTCCAGATCCACCTGCGTAAGCATTGCCACTAGCATGTCTTCCACCATTACCACTATTTGCTGGAGCTGCACTTCCACCGTCATGATGTCCACCTTGGCAGTATGTAGTTCCATTTAACCATGCTACACCTGGTCCACCAGCCGATGCAGGATTGCCTGTGCCTCCAGGAGCTCCTGGTCCTCCTGCACCACCACCTGCGCCAGAATAACCCCCGTTGTTTCCCCCACCAGAGTTTCCTTGCCCATATCCAACATTAGATACTTGATTAGAAGCTCCACCGCTAGGTGCATAACCTGCGGTGCCGCCACCAGCACCACCACCGCAGCCACCAGCTCCACCATAATTACCACCAGTACCACCAGCTCCTCCAGCATATGCAGTTAATGTGTAATTAGCGTTTACTAAAGTTGAATTGCTACCAGCGCCACCAACAGTTACTGTATATGTTTCTCCAGATATAACATTAAATTGATTTCCAGTCGTATATATCATACCACCTGCACCACCACCTGCGCCAGAATAACCACCAGAGCTACTGCCTCCACTACCACCACCTGCAACTAAAAGTATATCTGCATCATATCCGTATTTTTGTTTGATGATAAGA